CAGAACAATCTATAACGTTGCTGAAATCGGTGCTACTGTTAACACTGCTACAAGTGGAACATTCGACTTAGACGTTGACTCCAATGGTAGATGGTCAGTTGAGAAATTCAAGGGACTGATCTTCCAGATCGAAAGAGATGCCAACGCAATCGCACAAAGAACTCGTCGTGGAAAGGGTAACATGATCCTTTGCTCTGCTGACGTTGCTTCTGCATTGACCATGGCTGGTGTTCTAGACTACACTCCTGCTCTTAACGCTAATCTTAACGTTGACGACACAGGTAATACATTTGCTGGTGTACTTGCTGGTAAGTTTAGAGTCTACATCGACCCATATTCTGCAAACAGTGCTGCTTCTCAGTACTACGTTGCTGGATATAAAGGTTCATCTCCTTACGACGCTGGATTGTTCTACTGCCCATACGTTCCACTACAGATGGTTCGTGCAGTTGGCGAGAACACCTTCCAACCAAAAATCGGGTTTAAGACTCGTTATGGTATCGTTGCAAACCCATTTGCTAAAGGTGCTACACTCACAACTCCTGGAGTTCTTGAGCGTAACTCTAACGTATACTACAGACGTGTTAAGGTCAACAACCTTATGTAAGACAGAAAGGATATATATCCTTTATTACAAAGACTCTCCTTCGGGAGGGTCTTTTTTTTACGTCTAAATAAAAATAAATGCAAAAAATACTTGATGATTCTACAGTTGGTCTTAAATTAAATGGAGTAGTTGAGGATTTATATCCACAATTAACTAAAGAACAGATAAATGAAGTAGCATATCATGTGTATCATGAAATGAATGTGATACCATTATATGATCAAGCAAAAGAACTTATAATAAAATATGTGAATGATAAAGAC